TTCTTGCTTAGCAATGGATTCCATCAATTTTGTTTTTTCACCCTGATTTAAATCAGTATATTTCTTATTAGGATCTATGCCAGCCGTTCCAATAACTTTTGATGCGTGCGTAGGATCTTCTGCCCACTGTCCTAGTGTTTGCCCAATTGGTCCACTTGAATATTTGTCACGACTTAATTGAGCATCCAAAGCAGCAAATCCCGCGGCAGCCGTAGGAAACACTGCAACAGGAGGACCGTTTGTAGACGGAGAAGATCCTACTGCGCCTAGAGATATTGCAAGCGGACCATACATTATATTCCCAGGATTGTTTGTACGCGCGGCTATAGTTCCTCCACGGCGTTCTGTAGTTCCATCAGAATATGTTACCGTGGTATATCCTCGACCGCCGTCAACTACACCGGTGATAGTCTTGTCTTGAGATGTAGTGTTTGGTTGTGTTGCTGACGGAGCAGTACCATCAACTTTTTCTCCACCTTTTAATTCTTTAGCCATTGCATCTGGCGTATATGCACTAGGATCTGCTTCTATTCTTTTTCTGGCTGCCTCAGAAGTACCACCTCTGTTATTAGGTCCATATGCCTCTAAAATATCTTTATATTTTGAAGGTAGATTAGCTGCCTTATATGTTTTGCCATCTGGAAGAATATATCCTTCAGTCATACCCTGTTCATTAAGAACGGCTTTCATGCCGTATTGTTCTAAACCTTTGCGTGATTTATCTGCGTCATTATACGTATCTTTCATGAATTTGTCCATTCCCCATAATATAAGGAGCGAACTTCCTAAAGCGGCTAACGCTGGTCCGGCCGCAATAGCATTAACTAAACCTACCAGACTTCTAATATTTTTTAAGAAAGAGAGACCACGTAACCATTTCCAAGCAGTAGAAAATGCTTTAATGGCTGCTTTAAAACCTTTGAATAATGCACTTAATCCGAGTTTAGCAAAGTTAGTAGCAAATCCTCCTAACACGCCTAGAAGAGTCGAAAGGATTCCTCCTTTTGATTGTTTTTCATTATCATTTGCTGCGCCGTATCTTTTTCCAAGATCATTGAATATACTATTCTGTTCGATCTTAGCTTCTCTTGCGGCAAGGGCATTTTCTTCGTAGACTTTTCTATCAAAGTCAATTTGCTTTTTCAGTGTTCCATTAATTGAAACCAGATACTTAACAACGTCTGACAGAAGCTTTTCAGTATTATCTGACTTTGCTTTGTACGAGCTTTTGGCGTTTGCTGCTGGTAAAGATCCACTGCCAGCAATACGCTGTTGGCCAGCACTTGCAGCCATTCCAAAGCTGGCATAGATTATATTTGAAGTTTGCTTTTTTGTTGACTGGTCTTTTGAAGAGAGTATAGTAGAGACTCCAGCCGCGATACCGCTAACTGCTTTTTCTCCGCCTGAAATAACACCTTTTACAGCGTCTAACAATCCCGCCATTATTTCTTTCTACTCTCTATTTCTTGTTTCTGCTTTTCTAAAAATTCCATTAACATATCAACATATAGATCTCTTTCATATGGAATTAAGCTTTCAATCTCTGTAATAGAATATTTGTGATGCTGAGCCAAAGAGAATACCATTGAATAGTATCTTGCTAAGTCTGTATGACTCAGCCCCACATAAAAAAATCTTTGAGATTTGTTAACTCAATTTCCCTATCATTACCAAGAGAATTTTTGTACTTAATAGTATGTTGAAGCTTTGGAATACTTTCAAAGAAACCTCTGATCTTTTCAAATGTCGAAACGTCTAAGTTATCTAAAAACTCAGAGATTTCTTTTTCAGAATAATCAGTTGCTGGATACACACTATCTGCGTCGTAAATAACATCAATACAATTTACAATAAAGAACGTCATGAGTTCTACTTCACTATTGATATCACCCATCTTATCTGTAATATCAGCAGTAGGATATCTCATCATCATTCCTACATCATCTGTAATTTCAATCTTTGAATTTGCTTGCTCTGGTATATTTACTTCGATTTCATCCAGATTGAGTTCAAAGTCATAAATCTTTTCATCTTCTGTATCTTTATATGATAGCTTAATGATGTTATTTACAGACTTGGCTCTGAGTTTTAAGAACAAATATTCTAGATCGAAAATAGCTAGAGTGTCAATGTTCACTTCACTCTGAATACAGTTTCCAAGGATTTGTTTAATTGCTCTAATAATTTCTGCATCATTTCCACTCTGTTGAGCAATAAGCAGGATTTTTTCTTCTTTCACTAGGAACGGCCGAAATACAATTTTCTGCTGCGAAGATGGAATCACAACATCAAAAAGCGGCTGATCAATTTTTGGCAAAGTCATTTTATAAAGTCTCCATTAAGGTGCAGGCGGACCGATTCTGGTCCCACTAAGATTTTTCGTGGTATTTGTTCCTACCGAGTCATTTCCACTTATAGGTTTCGGCGGATTATTATTTGTAGCGTTTGGCGAAGAAGCACCGACAGAACTTTGTGGATTTTTCCCAGGACGTCGGCTATAATCTTTCTTGCTTTTCTTTTTGTTTTCTTTTTCGGCTGCTGCAGCTTTTGCATCGGCCGCAACTTGCGCATCGACTGCTTCTTCGAGCTTTCCGTTCAAAGCACGAGGCGTAAGTGTTTGCATATTAGTAAATGCAAATGTTACGGTCAGTTTCTGTACTTCGTTTTCCTGTGCATATGCCAAATTTTGAGATTGAATATTCATAGGAAAAACATCATAAAGAATATATTCTGTTACAGTATATAGTTCTCTATCATATACGTGTATTCTAACAAGAGGACATGTATATTCATCTTTGTAACCAACTTCATAACCAAGGTAATCATTTAATCCAGGACGTGCATTGAGTTCTAACCCATCTCGTTCGGTAAGGAACATTTGACTGTTGCCTTTGGTTTCATAAAATACAATTGTATTCATCCACTGATAAAAGAATTCAATTAGTTCAGATCTTTTATCAACCAACCAAGTAAGAGTCAAATCATTAAATTGCATTCCATATGGCACTTTTTCTACAGGACCATAACCGTATCTTCTAACATTTTCTTCTTCTAAAACTTGTACAGTTGGTAACACTGCTGATTCACAACGAAGAATTAATTTATCTGAATTATTTTTTACAAATTCTGTGAGTGGAACGTTTGCTTCAAATCCAAGTCTAAACGGAGCAAATGTTACCAAATAACTGTGTGTTGGTAACATGTCATTTTTATTAATTTCAGCTTTAAAACTGTTAATATCAAATCTTCGCGTTTTTCTGGCAGTAACAATGATCTCATCATACGATTCTGTAATAGTAAACGGATCAGTTCTTAATGGCGCCGGTGGCGTTTTTGCTTCTTCATTTGATGGTGCTTCAGACATTACTTTCTAATCCCTAGCATTCTCTTCGAATCGTTCCATACCTGAGTCTTTGACTGCTTGGTAAAACGTTCGGTTGGTAAAAAGAGAGCAATGTCCCATTCAGAAGGGTACACATACATAAAGCGAGAACGTACATGCTCGTTAAGATAATGCTTCACACAAGGAGAGAAGAATCTCATCTTTGCAATACTTGTAAGAAGCTGATAGTTAAGTTTGATTTTTGTTGACTCGTCATAGCGAGTGTTGTTGGCATAGTCATATAGACCATCCATTAACTTGGCTCTAAGTTGTGGTGGAAGATAGTGAAGGTTAAGACCATAGAATCCACCAGGTACTTTACGAAATGGAAAGACTAGAGGGAATCTATCGTAGTAAGGAAGTTCATCCTTCCACTTTGGATCGTAGTTGAACATGTACATCGAACCAACGATTGGTGAAGTTGTTAGACGCGCCGAGTCACCTCTCATCAGTGTACGTTCATTTACATTACGCATTGCACCGGCTGTTTCACGAAACCAATCACGTGCACCTTGAGTACGCGCTGGAATCTGTCCAGAACGAACACCTTGTGTAATGATTGTATCAAATATAGTTGCCACTAGAATTTAAGTCCCAAATGATCTTCTGTTAATATTTCGAAATCCCAGCCACGATCTTTACAGAACGATGTAGCTGCTTTCCACTTGGCTTCATTTACGCCCCACGTCATCACTTCATTAATGTAACGTTTGTTTGGCTTATTTATTACAGCTGGCGGCCGTGTCTGTGCTTTCGGTTTAATCTCAATCAGTGCAGACTTTGTCTTGCCATCAGGCATCTTCTTCTTGATATAGAAGTCGACAAAGTAACGATGCATCCGATTATCAATCGGAGAACGATACGGAATCACATGTTCTTCACTGGACCATTCGACAATACTTGGATCTTTGTCTAATCGAGACATGTAAACGAGCTCCCACCGTGAACGATACACTATGTTCGTGGGATCACCTCTGTATTTCGAAGGATTCAATGGTTTGAAAAAACCTTTATAAGCCATAGTTCTATTTATAAATAAAGAAAGAACTTTCAAAGAAGAGAACACATGGCTATTATCAAGCTTAATAACGACGGATTGAGAAAAAGTAAAGGCATTGCAAGCCGACTTATTGACAACGTCGTAAATAAAGTAGAACGAAAGCTCGAAAACGCAGTTGAAGATGCTTTTGGAAAAGCACTAAAGAAGATTGGACTGTCTGACAATATTGCGGGACAGCTTTCTGCTCGCTTTGGTGATGCGTTCTCTGTAGGTCAAGCTGATAGATTCTTTGGTACATCGACTTCTGAACAGAATAGAGTTTCTTCAAAGGATTGCGTAGATAATATATTAAATCGCCAAGCAGAAACTGTCGTAGATGCTCAACAGTCAATTACTAGCAAAGTTCAGTCAGATCCAGGATTGCTTCAATTCCCGCCTGACGTTGGCCCGTATTACATGCTTATGAAGTTTACAGAGTATGCTCGACCAAGCCCACAATCAGTAGCTACTCGCAAAGGCCTTAAAAACTTTATTCTTCCAGTTCCAAGAGAACTCAAAGAGCAATTTTCAAATAACATCGATCCAAAGGGTGTAGGTGTTGTAACCGGCGGCCTTGCAGATATTGGTACAGACGTTCTTCGAAGCGGAGGAAAAGATGGCGCTGGTGCTGAAGCTGGTAACCAATTAAAAGCAATTGCATATGCGGCTGCAGTTCAAACAATAGGAGACTTTGGAGATAGTCTTGCTCAATTTGGTGGCGCAGTTCCAAACCCGCATCTTCAAGCAATTTTTGGTGGTGTTCAAATGAGAACACACAGTTTTCAGTGGACATTTTCTCCAAGAAATGCGATTGAAAGCAGACAACTTCAACAAATCATATATGAACTTAAGAAATATTCATTGCCAGCATTTAGTAATCTCGGTACGGCATCTCTTCAATATCCACCATTAGTTGATATTGAATTGTATCCATGGAAAAAACTTGGTGAAGATTTAATTATTTTTAAGCCATGTTTAATCCAAAGTATTTCTGTAAACTACTCTCCACAAGGACTGCCATCATTTTTTAAGGGCACCAAACAACCAACATTCATTCAAATTTCAATTGACTTTATGGAAACTGAAATTCAGACTGCATATGATTATAGCACAAAGAAAGATGATAGATCTGATACTGCATCTGAAATATACAAGGAAGTAGCTGGATTTGCAACAAAAGAATTTCCAGAAATTTCTAATGTCGCAAGTAAAGCCGGTGGTTATATTAGTGGATTAGTGGATACCGCCGCGGCTGCTGCAGAAAAGGCTAATCGATAATGTCTAGATATTTTTCAAGATTCCCTCTTGTAGATTATAATGGTACTCCTGCCAAAAACATTTTGGCACGGGTTGACTTCAGTGAAGAGACAAAGAGAGATATCTATTCTAACTTTGATTACGTTATTCAAGATGATTTGATTCGCCCAGACTTTCTTTCATATACGTATTATGATTCATCACAATATGACTGGATGATCTATCTTTCTAATAATATTATAGATCCTTATCATGACTATTATTTGAGCACAGACGATTTCAAAAAATATATCATTGGAAAGTATGGCACCGTTGAATCGGCAAGAGAGAAGATTCTATTTTATAGAAACGATTGGACATCAGACGAAAGTGTGATTACAGAATCGATTTACAACTCTCTTGATCCCGCAATTAAGAAATATTGGAAACCAACGTTAAATGCAAACAACCAAATCTCTGGATACGAACGTGCAAAAGAAGATTGGGTTGTAAGTACAAATAAAATTTTGGAATTGGTTTTAACTGCTAATGTTACAGCATTTGATGTTGGAGATATTATATCTCAAACGGCTACGGGCGCTTATGCTACGATTGTTGCAAAAGACACTGTTAGAAACTCGGTTATTGTGCAACATGTTGAAGACGACTTTGAGGTAAATGTAAGCCAAGGTCTGTTAGAGGTAAATGTTCTTAAGGTGAATATTCCAAACACAGAAACTAGTTTCTGGAGTAAGGTAACTGCTTATGATGATGAGCAAGAAAAGAATGAACTAAAAAGATATGTAAATCTTATTAAGAAGTCTTATCTTCCAGAAGTAGAAAAACTGTTTGTAGAGTTACTTAACCCATGAGTTCAAATGTAACAATGAGAGAGGG